TACTACCTGCCGCATAGGTATCGCCAGCGGCCAGGATAAAGCTGTCTTTGATCTGCTCCCATGTGCCGCCGATAAAGCTTGCCGGGGATGTGGGGTCGTCGCTGACCCAGTACCTGATTCTGGCGAGGTCTTCTTCTCGCTGGGCGGCGAGAGCTTTCAATGCCTTCTGTGCGTTGTTGACCTGTTTCATCAGGTAGTTGTACCCGTGCTGTTCATCCATGCCGACTTCTGCGCCGGTCGGGGCGATGATCTGGCCGGATGTCCAATTTTCCGGGAGATCAGCGGGAAGAGGAATGTTTTTCAGGATATCATCCGCCATAAAGCAGTGTTCCCTCCTTGAAGATAATGGTGTGTTTGAACTTTGTTCTGGATGTGGTTTCGATGCTAACATCGTCCTGTGTGAGGGTGGCTCCGAACGCATCTTGCACGGAGATGGCAGAGACTTTTGTGATCTTTTCCGATGGCAGAAGCTCATACTGCAGCGTGACTGCCGCACCGGAAAGGCTCTTTGCGAGGTCCGGAACTGTATAATCGCCGTTCAGTTGCACCATGTTGATGTGATCCGCCAGGTACGAGGCTAGGCTTGTCAGGAACAGCGGGGTCACAGATGCGGAAGCGGGCGCGGCGGCCGTCACCGGGACAAAATAATTTTGTCCCGGTGACGCAAAGGCATCCTTGCCCAAAAGCCAGCTGCCAAGAAGATAGTGATACCGGCTTCCGCTTGCCAGCACGGTGTCCGCGCCCTCCAGAATAGAGAGATTTACGTCCACGTCCGTTTTTTCGGTAATGCCAAAATAGCAGTCCGATGCGTACAGCGTTTCTCCCGCATCGTTCAGGAGCTCATAGTGGTTGACGGTCGAATTACCTGCCTCCGGTTCAATGGATGCTTCCAGCTTCAGGTTCTCGCCCGCGATCATCAACGTTTCAGAACCCACCTGCAGTGTCGCAGATGCAATGACGCTTTTCAGTGGTTTCACGGTCGCTGCGCGGTTGAGCCGTGCCGTCGTGGCAAGCTCTGCCGCCTTGTGGGCCACGTCCAGAAGAAGCGTCCGCGTCAGTGTCGGCGATGCAGCAGCCTTTGCGGTCGTCCATCCTCCGAGCTCGGCAAACGGTTTTTTCCCAAGGGCCCAGCCGCCCAGGCGATACTGATAGTTGTATTTCTGCACATCGACCTGCTCTGTGATCAGGATCCCGGTCTTGAGGTACGGCATACTGATAAAGACGATGTGTGCGGGTTTGACCTGGTTGATCAGGTGCGTCACCTCGTCGTAGTACGACTGGTTCTTTGCGCTCGTCGCAAGCCTCAGCTCGTAGAGCGGGTATGTGATGGAGCACTTCCATTCACCCGTGCCAATCAGTTCATCCAGCTTCTGATACAGAAACCCCAGTGTGTAGGGCGGGCGGGTCGCAATGCGGGTCATTACACGCTGCCTGCGGAACTCCAGAGATTCCTTTTCCGGGACAGCCACGATGTGAAACACCATTTCCCACTGTGCAACGGAATCCTCGTCCATGGTCTGGAAAAAAAAGTTGCTTTGGACCCCTTCCACGGAACCGGCCAGCAGGTCAAACTCCGCCTTTTCGGCATCACAGATCTGCTGATAGTCCTGCACTTCCCGGTAGATGGGCGGCAGCAGCGGCAGCAGGTCGTGCGAAAGATCAAGCTTCATGCAGCGTCACCGTCCCAACCACAGGAACCTGCTGCTGTGCGCCGGTTTCTGTCAGAATCAAATCGTCCGCTGCTCCGTTCAGCTGGACGTTTGTCACGTTTACCACGCCCTCTGCCGTGATGATGGCCGCAGATACGCGGGCCGTGTAGACGTTGGCGCTGTATTCAATGCCGGTCTTGCTGATATTGGTCGACCAGCTTTTCCGCACATTGAGCAGATATGCCTCCAGCGCCTTCCGTACCGCGGTGCGAACTGTATCCAGCGAGTAGCTTGGCAGGAGCGTCACCGATGCGGTGACCGAAACTTCCAACTTCTCCGGGGCCGTGATCGTTACCTTTGCACCGATGGGCGCAAGACCGAGCCCCTGCCCGGAGTACGGCACCGGGTCAATGGTGTTCTGAATGGTCTGCACAAGGTCGGTGGATGCAGGCAGCCAGTCTGCACCCAGAACGGAGCAGAGCACCGTGCCGCCGCCTCTCCATGTCGGGTAGACCTGCACAGCGCCCACGCCGTCCAGCTTCTCGATTTCCTCCTTGTACTGCGCCACATTGCCGCCAAAGGAGCGACTGTTCAGCGATGACTCGATGCGGGCGCGGAATTCGTCATCGGTCTCGGTCTCGTCTCCGGGTGTCAGGATATCCGAGATCCGGGCAGAAGTCAGGCCCTGAATGGTGTCGATGGGTAGGATAGGGCCGGTGTAGTCGTTGCCGATGGTGCCGGGCGTTTCGGCCAGAAGGCGGTAGGTGTGCCCGGAACCCAGAGTAGACAGCGCAATGAAATTGATGCTGTCCGCGCCGTTGATGGTAGAGAACCGGCTGCCCAGCGGGATAGCCACATTGAACTCGCCTTTTCGCACCGCCGCCGTGGCCTGCTTGCGGGTAACGCTGGCGATGGGGGCCAGCAAATCCAGCGCTCTGCCAGTGGCTGTCTGAAAAAACGCCTGCCGCTGCACCATGTTCAGGGAAAGGAAGAACCCCTCAAAGACATAGGCGGCGGGAGAAAGAGCCGTTGGGATGGGGCTTGTGTCCCGCTTGTCGTAGTCGTCCGGAATCTGAGACAGCATATAGTCCAGAATGGCCCGGTACTGTGCGGTAGAAAAATCGATCATGCTGCGGTGTTCACCTCCGTGCTTGCCTGCATTTCGCCGTAGATCGTGGAGACGGTAAAGGATGCTGTCAGGGCCTGTCCCTGCACCGTGTAAGAGAAATCCTTCACGCCGGTCACCCGGTCATCCACGGTCAGGGCCTCTTCCAGGCGGCGCTGCAGTTCGGCAGCCACATAGCCCGGGTCTTGCCCCAGCAGCCCCTCCCACTCCATGCCGCTGTAAGAGCGGAAGATCTGCCAGCGATAACGTTCCACGTTCAGAATGATGGTCACGGCCTGTTTTACGGCCTCATACCCATCACATTCCCCGGTGATGCGGCCAGATATCTGGTCAATGAACCAGGTTTTGGACGGCTGAGAAACGTACTCCACACCGCCGGAAAGGTCGATGGACGATCCTGTAGGAAGCGTAGCCATTACGAATCACCTCCGTATACTCGGGAAAGCACAATGAATTTCTGGCCGCTCTGAACGCGGAGCAGCAGCACCTTGTCCCCGACTTTCAGGGCCGGGTTCAGGATGATGTACTTTTTGTCCTTGCTCAAAGGCAGCGCAGCGCCGTTTTCCCAGCCCACAAAATTTTCTGCCTGCACTTCTGCATCAAATCCATCCGGCAGGGCTGACCACTCCGTGAAGTAGGGCGGAGCCGTAAACGCGTCCTCGCTGGGGCCGGATGGTGTTGCGTGCTTGTGCAGCAGGATCTTGATCTCGTGCCGGTGGCGCAGGATGGGGATCTTCTTTTCAATGACAGGCTCTGCCAGATAGAGCACAGCCTGTTTCAGCGGGGCCATTGCTTCGCTGATCTGGATCTCCAGCTCATCATCGTCCGGTGGGGCCTTTGTCACTGTTCCGATCTGCAGGTCTGTGGGCTGCCCGGCATCGTTGGTCTGCCGGTAGATCTCCTGCAATACTGCCAGTAAATCCACGTTTCTCCCTCCTTACAGTGCTTTTGCTTCCAGCTCCATGGTGTGCTCGTCATTTTTGAAGGTGTGTTCCACCTTTTCCAGCATGACATACTGTTTGAACGGTTCACCGTCCAGATCAGATAGGTTCACTAGGATCAGCGCCCCGGCCCGCAGGCTCGGAACGCCAAGAGAAGAGAATTTGAGCTGCTTCAATACCCGGTTGTAATACTCCAGGCTCACTTTCGCCTGTTCCTTTACCTGAGCGTCGTTGGCGGCCTCGTCCACGGTCTGGTACAGCTGCAAAAGGCCCCACTTCCCGATGTGTTCCGAATCCTTCATCACGAAAACATCCGCTTTTCCCGTCTCCTGATTGGGCCGGGCCAGCTTGATGCTGTTGTAGGTCTGGGTGTCGATAGAGGAATCGAAAGTGTAATTCGTCATCAGGCTGTAATCACCGATGACGATATCGGTTTTCAGGTCGTTGGCCTCCTTGAGGGCCAGCCCGTCGCCGGAATCGTAAAACACATAGACCTTGCCGGTGTTGAGCAGGGTCTTCTGCAAGGCGGTGTTGATGATGTCGATGCAGCTTTTGTCCTGCATGATGAGGGAGGGCAGCTTATAGCCGGTGTCCGCCAGCTCGCCCACGTCCAGCTCAAAGTCCTCTGCGATCTGCTTGATGATGTCCCCGGCGCTCTGGCCATAGAACGAATAGCTGGCATTGGCCTTGAGATACCGGATGCGGTCATAGCAGACCACGTCCACCGGCCCCCAGCGGTCAAAGCCACGGGTAAACACCCAGCCGTAAAACTGAAGCTGACCGTCCACGGAGAAGCGGATCACGTCGCCCTCTTCCAGCTTGGATTCCGGGGTGCGAAGATAGGTAAAGGTCAGTTTGCCCGGCTGACCGGTGCGCTGGGTAGACCATACCACTTGTGTAGGCCGCAGTTTCAAAGTGTTTCCGGTTGCTTTCTGTGCGGCCAAAAATTCGTATGTCACCCTTCCACCTCCTGCAGACTGTTCTCCGGCATCCAGCCCAGCACAGTGCCGCCGGTGTCTGCTACGCAGACGGGGCAGGGCCGGGAGCGGTCGATGATGCGCCGCGCCACAACGATCTGGCCATGGATGCTGGTCAGAACTTCCTCCCCGCTGCCGGTACCGTAGACTTTCCCGGTGGCTTTCCGTCTGGCTCCCACAACGAGCTTGTCTGAGGGGGTGCTCCTGGTGGGGGTCAGGGAGAGCTTTACAGCGCCTGCGGCATCCACCGCAGTGTTTACCGCCGTAGCTGCTGAAACGGCCCGTGCGGCCACGCTGGCCACGTCAGAGACGATGCTGGCCGGGGAAAAGGTTTCAGTCTGGCCAGCGCCCTGCACAACAGCCCTCTGCGGGGAGTAATCCTTGTACTCGGTCAGGCTCAGGTCAAAATAAAAATCCCCCGTCTCCGCGCCGCGCTCCTCTGCCTTGAAGCTGGTAACGAGGCACCGAAAGCCCAAGCTCGGCCCAAGGAACGGTACGCCGTTCTCATAGAACCGGACGGGCGTGTAGACGATGGGGGACTTTTTCTTCATGGCGGTGGTGAAGAACGCCATATACACCGCCGGGGGCAGATGAATGCCGGTCTGGCCCGGCAGCCGCCGACCGGGCAGCAGGCCCGAAATGGACACGGTGCGCAGGTTCGGCGTGCGGGGCTGCATGATAGGGCCAAGGCCCAGCACATTATAAGTTCCGTTCTCGGCAGAAAGGTTCTCTGGCAGCTTTTCCGGGTTGATGGGCAGAGCGATCACCGTTGCGCCGCTGGAAAAATAAAGCTTGTACAGGGACATTTCTTTCTCCTTACTGCACGGTGACGGTGCTGCCTGCGTTCATCAGATCCACCAGAACGTCTCGCAGGGTATCTGCCAGATTTTGGGCATCCTTTTCGGTGTTGCCGGTGTTCTGCCCCTGCACGGTAATCATGGGGGTCTGGCTTGTCAGGTTGACGTTATTGACGTACTTGCGCTCTGCCACATCCACCAGCATCTTGATCTGCTCATCGGACAGGTCAACGGTCTTTGCGATCTTGCCGGTGTTCTTGTCGATGTTTCCCAGCAGGTCTTTCACGTCTGCCGCCTGCGGAATTTCCAGCGAGCCGGAGCCGCCGCCCATTACGGTGGACAGGTTGAGGTTTGCGCCCCAGTCGTGACCAGCATTGTAGGCCTTTCCGAGGTCGAAGTTCTCCCACGGCTTGATATACTCTTTGTATCCGTTCTGTTTGATGGTCCAGTTCCGGCCGTATTCCAGCTTTCCGATGAGCTTATCGATTCCGGATGTCATGTTCACTTCCACGCCCGGAATCATGTTGATAAGGCCTTCCAAACCCTGCGCTACGTTCTGGACGTACTTCAGGATGGTAATGGACATATCATAAAAGAGAACATCAATTGCTGTGATTGGGTCATTGAACGCATTACCCAGAAAGTTCACAAATGCGGCAAAGCCATTGTGCAGCGGAACCAATGTACCGTTGAGGATGAATGCCCCCATCGTTGTAAAAGCTCCGGTGATGATGCCCGTGGCCGAAATGCTAGAACCGGTCAGCTTGTTGAATGCTGCCACGCCGCCATACAGAGCAGCCACAAGCACCAGAACTGCCGCAGCAGTCAGGGCGATGGGATTCGCTGCCATAACAGCGTTATAGAATGCCTGCATGGACGCGGCTGTTTTTGTGGCCGTTGCGAGGATGTTTGTCCAGTTGGCAGCGATCAGGAGCACGCCGAACGCCGCGCCCAGGCTGACTACCAGAGGAATCGCAACATCCAGATTGTTTGCCACCCAGTTGATGGCCGTCAGTAGCGGGTCAAGCGCCCGGATGGCGGTATTGCTTGCCACTGTCCAGACCTGTGCCCAGGTCATGGGGGTCTTTTCAAACTCCGCGTTCGTGTCCTTGGCCGCCGCAAACAGTGCGTTTTTCACAATGTCGGCGGTGATCTGTCCCTGAGAGCCCATCTCGCGCAGCTCGCCCACGCTGACTTTCATATAGTCTGCAATGGACTTTGCCAGAGCCGGGGCCTGCTCCATCACGCTGTTCAGCTCGTCACCGCGCAGAACGCCAGATGCAAGCCCCTGTTCCAGCTGGAGGATTGCGGCCTGTGCAGACGAACCGGACGCGCCGGAAAGGGCCAGCTGCTTGTTCAGCTGCTCTGCGAACTGCACGATCTCTTTGGAGCTGCCGAACGCATCACCGGCCATTGTGCCCAGCTGGGAGACCAGGCTCATCGTATCGGTGAAGCTGCCCCTGGAACGCTGGGCCGACTGGTAGATCATCGTTTCCAGCTCCTGCGTGGTCTGCAGACCGTCGTTCATTCGATCGAGCCGGGCACGCATGGAGACCAGACTGTCAGACAGGTCAACGGCCTTTTTCAGGCCTTGAATGCTGACATAGGACGCGGCCAGCCGGAGAACCGAAGATGTCAGGGAGTTGGTGACGCTTTGCGCCATATTTTCCTGCTCCTGCAGCCGCTTTGTAGCTGCTGCCGCCTCATCTTTGGCCGTTGCCGCCACACTGGCAGCGTTTTCAGCTGCTTTCATGGATTGGGTCAGGGTCTGCTGCTGCGTTTCCAGCCCTCGGATGGTTGCACCCAATTTCTCGGTCTGGGCATCCAGCTTTTTGAACGCTTCTGTGTTCTGCTGCCCAGCGGCTACCATTTCTTCCTGCTGTGCCACATACGATTCAAACTTTGCATTCGCAGAGATCAGCTGCCGAGAAACGCTGTTTAGAACAGACTGATAGTTCCGGGCTGCGGTCTGTGCCGCTGTGGTAGAGCTTGATGCTCTCTGTGCGGCCTGAATGTATGCGCCAAAGGAAGAGGAAAACTGATTCTGAAGGACAAGCGTTTCCTGAATTTTAGCCATTTCGTCCCGCCTCCTTCATCCGCTGGGTCTCCTCTCTGCGCTTCTCCATGGAGCGCAAAGCAAATGCCCTCACCAGCGCCTTTTCACGCACTGGCAGGGCATCGTACTTGCCCGGGGGCCAACTGAGGTTATCGAAGCAGTAGTATGCCACCAGTACGTCGATATCCCAGCTGCCCCCGGAGATCAGTTTTTTGCCTCTTCGTCCAGGCTCTTGTCAAAGCCGGAGAGCTTGCTCACGGCATCGATCAGGCGGCCAAACTCGCCAGCCAGAAGCATCTTGCCGGGAACCTGAACCGGGTCTTTGGTGCCGTATTTCTCACACAGCTCCGCGCTGCGGAAATCAGGGAAGACAGTAGCTTCCACGATGGTGCGGGCACTCAGCTCGTTGGCATCAATGGAATCCTGCCACTGACCGTCCACCTTTTTCTGCCGGGTGGCTGCCTTGATGATGGCAGCGTTCTCCTCCTGGGTCAGGGAGCGGATCTTAAAGGGGACAGGTTTGCCATCCTCGCCCAGAAAGCGCTTGGAGATGATGACTTCCTTTTCCTCGGTGGTGACGGTGGGGTTCAGAAATGCAGAAAGTGCGCTCATAAAAAATACCTCCTAAAATCAGTTGCTGCCCAGATTGGCAGGGTCTTTGAATGCTTCCAGACGCTTGACGCTGGTATAGCTGAAATTGAAATCATAGCTCAGCATGGCTTCCTCGTCGTCCAGAATGGACAGCGGGATATCGCCGGTCAGCACACAGCCATAGTAGCCCATCACCTGCGCGCCCACACTGGACGTGGGGTCCTGGTTGGTGATGGTGATGTCAAACATGTCCTGCACGCCGTTTTCGATGTAGTTCAGCACCATATCGGTGAACAGGTTGGAGCCGTTGGAGCCGAAATAGACGTTGCCGGTGCCGGTCTGAGTGACACCGTTTGCCTTTTTCTGAACCTTTCGGGTGCCGATGGTCTTCATGTCCGAAGTCTGAATGCCCGCGATGGTCTTGATGTTCCGCATACCTGCGGCTTCCAGAATGCGGCCGTTCCGGGTGATGGTGATCTTGCCCTCCGCACCGTTCAGGGTGTCCTGAGCCATTAAATAACTCATCTTCGTTCCTCCTTACGCCACATCCAAGGTGATGTAGATCTTGTTGGTGCTGCCCACGGCCTCGATGGCCAGAGTGATGAGCACGGCATCCTTTGCCTCGCCCGCTTCCACAATGACATCGGTCTCGCCGTCAAAGTTCTGGATGCCGCCGGATGCCTGGATCTGATCCAGATATTTGACGATGGCGCTCTTGTACTGGCGGCGGCCGTCCTCGGTGTTGTCCACAATGCCAACATAGCTCTGGGCGAACTGCTTGTACAGGTCGTTGGCAATGGTGTTGCACAGCCGCATGGTGCGGTTGTAGCGGTACACCTCGCCGATCTCGCTGGTATAAGTCACCAGAGAGTTGATATCGTATTCCACCCGGACGGTGCCGTCATCGGCGTTGAACACGAACTTTCCCGCATTGATGGCATCCACATACTGGTTGTGGGTCATCTTGGGGGAAACGTCCACCGCGTTGGGAACGGCGGCATTCGTCAGGTCGTTGGCGTAGGTCGCGCCGGAAAGCGCACCGCCGACCCACCAGACGGCTTCCTTCGGGGTCAGGGTAGTTCCATCGTTCATTACCAGACCGCTGCACACGTTGACGATAAAGCGGGTATCAGGGTTGGTGGCATTGGCTTCCACCAGCTGAGAGAAGCGGCCCACTTCGGTGTTCACGCGCTTGATAAAGGTCTCCATCGCGGTCTTTACGGTGGCATCCTCGCCGTCGTACAGCATGGAATCGAAGCTGTAGGGCTCGACGTTCGTCAGGTAGGTGCTGTATGCGGCAGCGTTCACCTCGCCGTCCTTGCCGCCGGAAAGCTGGGTGCCGACATTTGCAGCCAGCGTGCCCGTGCCGCTGAAATCCACCCAGTCATTGCCGGTCAGGTCTGCAACGGTCTTACCAGTCTGCTGATCCTTCACCACACCGTCAACGACCGTGGAGACCTGGAAACTGCCCGCAGGTTCCGTCAGTGCAGTGACGATCACAACGATGTCGTTGCCTCGGGAGCCGGGGAATTTGGCGGTAGCCGTCAGCGGGGTGATCGTGCCGGTGGCCTTTGCGCTGTCCGCAGCGGCCGGGCGGTAAAGCAGCAGCTTGGTGGGTGCTGCGGTGCGGTTGGAACCGCTGAAGATCATGGATGCAAAGCGATTGTGTGCGTCTGTGATGTCGTAACCGGTATAGGGGGTCAGGTCATCTCCGGCGGCGATCTCCATCACCTTGCCAACTGGACCCCAGCTCATGGGTTCGCAGATCGTGACCTTGCCGCGGTCGCCAACGGTCAGATTCTGCTGGTTCTTGGAGCGAAATTTGAAGTAAATGCCGGGCCGCACCTTGTTCTGTACAGTCCAGGTTCCGCCTGCTGCCATAGGGTGTCACTCCTTCCAAAATTCTTTCACAGCGGCCTCAGCCTCTGCGAGGGTGTAAAACGGTTTGTGTAAAACAACAGCCAGAAAATCCGGCTGATACCCCGCAAAACGCGGGTCTTTCAGCAGCACTTCCCGGCTGTATTGGGTATTATCCTGTTTCATTGGTCTACCTTCTGGTTTACGGTCTGGGTCTGCATCTTCACTGCGTCCACGGGCTTTTCCACAAAAACACGCAGCTCAAACTTGTAATGCAGGCCGTCATCGTCGATATCCGCGCTGCGCTCGTAGGCGTGCAGGAGCTTTTCCGCTTCTGTTCCATCGGAATAAAGGAATGTTTCCATGCAGAAATCGAGCGCTTCAGCGGCTTTGTTATACTGCTGGCGCAGGTCTGTGAGGTTATAGTCCAGCAGATAGGTCAGGTCGAGCCGGATGGTGCGCAGCCAGCGCCCGCCGGGGTAAGGCTTGATATCGCTGCCCCGCTGCTGGATAAACATGCAGGGCGGCTCTACGCCTTGCTGTGCAGGGTCTTCCAACATCTGCACACCGGGCAGGAAGGGAGCCAGATACTCCGCAAGAGACCGGGCCAGCGTTGTAATGGTAAAGTTCATTTCAGCATCTCTCCCAGCTTGTTCACGGCTTTTTCTGTCTCTACTTTCACGGTGTGCTTATAGGCTTCAATTCCCGCATCTGACATGTGCAGGCCCTCAACGTAGGTCGTTTTCGTGCCAACCATCATGCCGACTTCGCCCCGGAGGCCCGGGTCGTATTCCAGCATTCCGGTATATTGGTCTGCGTGCAGACCCGGCACAAAGTGCTTGTCCATCCGGTGGCCGTCGTTGACGTAAGAGGCGTATTCCTTGTTGTTGTTCAGCTCGGTGACGATCTCTCTACCCTGCAACCGGGGCTCGGCGAGGCTGTCAGTTGCCCAGTGCTGTTTCAGCTCTCCGGTGCGGGTATTGGTGCCGCTCAGGCTGTCCGCTGTGGGCGGGGTCTTATCCTGCGCCGCTTCCACGGCCCGGAGGGTGGCATTGCGGGCAACGTCTGCAAGCATTTCGGGCAAAGCGGCCTGCGCCGCTTCCAGCTTCTTGATGTATTCCTGCAGGTTCATTTCGCACGCTCCTGACTGAGAAGCGTGATCTCCTGATGGGCCAGCCCGGGCAGCACCGCCCCAAATGGCTCATAGTACAGGTCAGGGTCCCCGGCAAAATACCGGGTCTCCTGCAGCGCGTATCCCAGCCGCGCCCCTCTGTGGATCACTAGCTCATCGCCGGGCTTGATATCCACATTGATATCGCAGGCCAGCTTGTCCGTTTTCTGGACATTGGCTGCTGTCTGGGTCATGGTGGGGGGCTTGTCCTGGCTGCGGTACACCCGGCACGGAACACCGGAGCGGACGACCTTCCGTTCCTTGCGGGTCAGATTTCCGTCCTTCACGGTTTCCGTACGCCTGATCTCCATCAGGTCGGTATACCAGTCACTCCAGTTCATGGGTGCACCTCACATCACAAAAGTTCCGGCCGCACCGATAAAGCGGGCACGGTTTGCCAGCATCTGACCGTAGGTGGTGGCGTTCAGGTCGCCCCAGTCCTCTGTTCCTGCGGTCAGGGCGCTGGTGTCGTAGGTCACGGAGCTGTCGCCCAGCGTGGCAGACTTCACCACACCCACCAGAGCGCCGGACGCTGCCGCCTGCGCCGGGGTGGCGGTGTTCTCTGCATAGGTGCGCAGCTGCAAAGTGACGTAGTGGGCCACATAAAGACCCGCGGCATAATGCCAGCTGTCCAGCCATTTATCAGGCTGAATGCTGACGTTTGCCATTTTCACGATCTCTTCCAGCATCGCATCCGGCAGGTGGCAATTGCCATCCGCGTCACAGAACTGCGGGTATTCCGCCTTGAACTGCTCTGCGGTGTAATTGCCCACGCTCTGCCCCAGATTTGCGGCCTGTGCAAGAATGCCCTGAAACTGCGGTTTCATCGTCCAGCACATGGGCAGCCTCCTCAGTCTTCCTGCGGTTCGGCAGGCTTGTCCCAGTCCGCAGTCTTTTTCTTGCGGACGGGCTTGTCTGCGGCATCCTGTACGGCCTTGTCACTGCGGTTCGTGGGCACGATGTCACCATCGGCCACCAGCGCCTTGAAATAGGCCGTCTCTGCCGCCCAGCCCGGCACTTCGACCAGCTGCTCCCGGTGGAGCGGGAAGGTCTGAGAGCCGTCTGCGCTGGGCAGGATGATGTTTGCTTTGGAAAGTACGAAAACCATTTCTGCAACCTCCTGATCAGATGCCGTCCACGTACAGCATTGAGGTCTGATACATGAGTTGCACCTCGGATGCGTTTGCCATATAGGCGGTGTCGTAGCAGACATTGGTGACGTTGGGGGCGCTCATCACGCGGGACAGGGGCACCAGCTCGTCCGCCTTGACAAAGCGGCGGTTGTTGACGTACACCACCATGCGGTCGCCGCTGGAAGCACCAGCGCCCTTGACCCAGCGGGTGGGAACGATCTCCAGATCCACGCCGTGGTTTGCGGCCACGTTGTGCTTTTTCAGGAAGTCGTAGATGGTCTCAGTGCCCAGGTCGCTGACCATGGTGGTGGTGATGTAGCTGTACTGCTCGTAGGGGATGAGGATGTGGTTGGGAATACCGGCCTCGTCGTACTCGTTGGCAGCCCACACGGCAGTGATGGCATTGTTGATGTCCGTCAAAATCTGCTTGGGGGTCTTGTCCGCCCACTTGGTGGAAGAAGCTGTGCCGGAAGTTGCGGCAGTGGTCTTGGTGACATCGGGATTGTTGACAAGGCCGGTGGTGGCGTACTCATCAAAGCCCACGTAGGTGTTCTGATCCATGTGCTTGTCATAAGCCAGCCGGATGCCGTCCTGCAACATCTGGTCAAGGCTGCGGCCAATGAAGTTTGCGCGCTGCATATCCACGAACATGACGCGCAGAGCGGCGGCAAAGACATGGGCTTTGAATGCACCCTTGCTCACGCTGGCCTGCACCACAGGGATGCCGTTGGAACCGCCGCCGTTGACGGCAGAAGCGCCAGAGCCGCCTGCCATACCGTAGGCCACGGACATGGCGGAGACGTAATCCACCCAGCCGCCGCCTACCTCGATGGGGATATCACGGGGATAGGTGACGCTGGTGAGGGGCTTGCGGATCAGCGGGTCACGCTTTTCCAGCTCGCTGGTAAGGAACGCATTGCCGCTCTGGATAGCAGCCGCGTCCATGGTGGGAGTGCCGCCGGGCAGCGCAGCACCGGCGTTGTTTACGGTGAAAGTACCGGCATTGGTGGTGCCGACGTTCTGGAAGTTTGCCATAGTCTAAGCCCTCCTATCAGGCGTTTGCACGGGTGAGGATGACCAGCTCGGCCACGCCGTTGGCATCAGCCGCGCCGCCCCACTGGCAGTTGGTGAGTTTGACGGAGTTTCCGGTGGTCTCGCCGTCCGCTTCCGCCTCAAAGCCGCCGACCAGTGCGGTGGCATAGTCAGCGGTCTTGGCAATGCGGACGTAAACGTCACCGCCCAGAGCCGGGGTCCCGCGCTGGCACAGCACGTTGATGCTGCCGCGCTGGAACACGCTGCAGGCCTCGCCGGGGGCGTATTTGCCGCCGTTCTGGTCAGGATAGACCAGGGCGCTCTTGACCTCACTGCCCGCAATGCCTGCGAACTGTGCAGCGGTAGTTCCTGCGCCGCCCATCACAATGACCTTGCCGTTGTCATACTTCAGGGCAGTGCCAAAAGGAATGCTTTCGGTGCCGCCAACGGGGCGGGTGTTGACGATCATATCCGGCTGACGGGCATAAGTGCCAGCAAAACCGTGGGGCATGGTCTTGCCGATAATCTGAGTATTCAGGGACATAATTTAGCCCTCCTTCTTCATGTGGGGATTGCGGTCGTTATAAGCGGACTGGGAAGCCTGGCACACCTGCTCATACCGGTTCTTACCGGATGCGCTGGCGGCAGCGGCGGCGCTGTCCTGCGCAGCCTTTGCGATGGCATCCACGGAGCTGGTGCCCTTGACCTGCTCGATCAGGGCCTTGGACAGGGCATCACGGGTGGCCTTGTCCTGGACGCTGTTGATGATGGGGCGCATGGCCTTCAGCAGGGCCAGACCGCTGTCATTGGCGGCAGGCTTTGCGCACTCGTCCTCGGAAGGAACGGTGGTGGAACCGCTTTCATCCTCGTCCTCTTCCTTCTTGTCAGGCTTTTCGCCGGACATTTCAGCGATCACCTTGTCCAGGTTTTCCGGCTCTTTGTCCTCTGCCTTCTTGGTGTTGGCAGCGATCAGCTGATCCAGCTTTCCGGAAAGGTTGTTCAGTGCGTCCAGAACCGCGGTGTTCTGGGTGTCATCGGGCGCTGCGTTTTTAGCGGGGTCTGCATCCTGCGCCGGAACGGCGGGTGCTGCATCCAGCGCTGCGGCAGCGGTCTCCACCATGCTGTCAAGCTCTTCGGGGGCCGCGTTCTTTGCCGCCAGACCGAACAGAGACAGCAAACTCTTGCTCTTGCTCATGTGTTTTACCTTGCCTTTCTCCGCCGGAAGTTCGGCGGCGCTATCTTTTATTGCGACATCACGGCCAGCGCGCCCACGGGGCACGATGGCGATGTGATTTCCTCTGATATGGGTCTGCCGGTATCCTGCACCGTCTGCCTCGTACTGGCAGTAATAGCCGCAGGACACATCTCGCATGGCCCCGTTCTTGACCTCGGAGATCAGTGTGGGGTCTTTCAGGTACAGGTCAGCCACCAGATAATCACCCACTCGGCGAACATTCTCTGCGTGGCCTTTGGAGTAGGCAGCTTGATTTTCCTGCACGATCATCTCCGAGGGGTGGGTGTTGGTGACATCTTTGCCCTCAAAACTGGCAATTGCCGCCGGGTCAAACACATCCTCGGCGCTTCGTGTCACCTGAAGAACACGCTCCGGCATCCCGTCCAGCCCGATTTCCCGGGCCAGATAGTTCTGCGTGCCGGTACGGGCGATTTTGACATCGTGGCAAATCAAAAAGCCCTCCGGCGTTTCCGTCATGTGAGGGCTCAGTTTGCTTCCATAGTACGCAATCAATCGGCATCACCTCCGCTTCTGTATGCGTTCATCCATTTGTGATATTTTTCGTCATCTGCCAGCTTGTGCCGCTGGAAGGTTTCAAAGGTCTTGGGCACCTTGTCTCCCAGAGTCGTGCGGTAATTTTCCCACTGGCGGTAATCCCGCAGCCACTTGGAGCGTCCCTGCTCCTTTTTGCGGTAGGCCTCGATCTGTGCTTTGGTGCGCGGGTCTCGGCTGTAGGGATTTGTTGTGGGGTCAGAAAAGTGCCTGATCCGTTCCAGCTCTTCCTCCGTCCGCCCGGCGGGCGTCCATGGGCGAAGGGCGTGCAAGCAGTTCGGGTGGATGTTCAGCCAGCTGTTCGTCAGGTCATCCGGCCCGGCTGGGTCTACTTTGCCGAACGCATCCGAAAGAGGAGGGAAGTGCGGGTCTTTACCGCTCTTGCTGTATACCCGGCCCTCATACGGAGCGCAGAGGGCACAGGTTGTGCCGTGGGAGCTGATCTGATACAAATCCTGCCCCTCGTCCTGCGTCACCACAGACAGGATTTCGGCCTGCCGAGACGTGGTGCGGGAGACCATCGTTGCATAGGTGTGCAGGCTCCAATTCCGTCCCGCCTTGTCTGTAAACGCCGTCACGCCATCCCGGCGCAGCGCTTCCACGAAAGCGGGCACGCTTTGGTTCACACTCCTTCCCACAGCCTGCTGTGCCGCCACCTGCTCCAGACCGATACGCCGGTAAACGTCCGGTTCAGTCCGGCCCAGAAGGGCGCTTTGCAGAGTGGAAAGCACCGTCATGTTCCCGTCCACCAGCTGGCCCATGAGGTTCATCGTGAGCTTCTGCACGATATCCGTCTGGGTGCTGGTAAGGCTCTGGGCGTTGGTGTAGCCGCGCAGGTGCTTTTCCGCGGTCTCGCCGGGAATCGCCCGGACCTCCGGGTGATGATCGTAAAACTGCGCCTCGACCATGCGGGGCACATACTCCCATTCATCCGTTTCCAGCTTTCGGAGAATTTCCTGCACCCGTTCCAGCGCGGCCACGGCGTGGTAGTCTACCAGCCCATGGCTGCGCAGGCGGCCGATCTCGTTGATGATATCGGTCTCAGCCTTGAGATAAAGCCGGATCAGGCGTTGCAGCTCCCGCTCAGGGGATGCACGTGCAAGGGTAGGCATGTATTATTCGCCCTCCTCAGTGTCTTCCTGCGTCTTTTCATCCAGCAGCCCCGCCAGCGGGTCGCGCAGGGCGGTCACGTCCTGGTAGGTCTGTCCCTGCTTTGCGGCGATCAGTTCGTCGGTCAGGGAGCCGAACAGGCCGGTCTCGTCCTCCAGTTTCTTGAGCTCGCGCATTGCCACATCTGCATCCAGAAGCCCTGACTGAAACGCTGCAATGATGACATCGGTCTTTTCCTTGGCGATCGTCGCCGTCTCGCTGGCGGTGGGTGTCCACAGCGGCGGGAACGTCACATCAAGGTCGAGCTGCTCAATGCCTGCGCTGCGGGCCACTACAGGAAGCAGCTTGTCCAGAATGGGCCGCAGTTTGCTTTCCCTCAATGTGTCCACGTAGTCATAGTAATTTTTCAGGTCGCTTTCGCCGGTGGCGTTCATGCCCGCCGGGGAGCGGCCAAAAAGCTTGGTCATGGGGTAGTGGGACGCACCGCACAGGTTCAGGCACATGCTCTCGTACACGTCAGACAGGCCCGTAAAGGTGTACTGGGTGTTGCTGATCTTGTTGCCCTGCTCCACCAGCTGCATCCCGAAATTGGAGCGCAGGACCTTCTGGGCCTGCATGGTGTTCCAGAAACGCCGCTGCACGTCCGGGCTGGACATGGAGAGCAGCTGCTCCAGCCCCTTTACCTCCATCGTGTTGACGTTCGCCTGGAAGGTCAAAGCAGCCATGTTGGCGCTGACGTTGTCGTGAGCCACCACGTCATTATAGAGCGCTTCCACTTCGGACTCGCCCCAGTAAAGCTCCGCCTGCCGTTCCAGATCGGGAAGCTCCCGGCCCACGAACCGCACAAGGCGGGAGTGATGGACACGGGCGGCAGTGTGCCCGGCGGCATCGTTGATGCTGTAATACTCCGGGACAAGCTCCCCGCCCTCAAAGGTCAGGCCTGCGTCCGGGCTGATTCCCTGCCAGCGGTCGAGGATGTACAACCCCCGGAAGCTGCCAGGAAGAATAGCCTCGGCATCCAGCGGGCGGGAAAGGTCCTCCTGCCCGTCAATGAGGATAAGCCCGGCGGCACCGCCATACAGGCGGCCCCATTTCAGGCCAGTGCTCACACGGTCCCGGAGCCGGGTGGAACGCTCCACAGTCTGGATTGCCTTTCCTTGCTCTGGTGTGGTGCTCTTGAGGTCGTACCACTCTCGCAGCATATCGTCCACGAGCAAGCCCACAACGTTCTGCACCACCCAGTTGCTGCGGTACAAGCTGTTCAGCAGGGCGTAATTGTCCGTCATCCGGGTCAGCGGGTATTCCGTTGCTTCCAGCGGGCTTTGGGAGCCGTACCCCAGCGAGAACAGCGGGTTGGAAAATGCGTCCAGCGTGGCCGTCATCGGTTTCTCTGTGCCCCCGGCGGGGCGGTTTTTGTTACGTCTGGACACGCTCAAACCTCCAATCAGGCAGTGAATTGATATAGTAGCGCAGGGCATCCGGGCCGTGATCCTGCTGTTTGATGGGCTTTTCCACGCCCATGAGGGCGGCTTTATCGTCCCACCGGTATGTTCCGAGTTCATCCAGCAGCCCCTCGCAGTCGGTGGAGATCAGCAGATCGCGGTGGGAAAGGAGCGTGCTGCACTTGCGGATGCCGTTCAGTACGTCGTTGTTTCCTTCCATCACATAAACGCCGCGCTGCCGCAAAGCTGTGATAAAGGACGCTGCCGCCGGGTCAACAATGACGGCGCAGGGGTCTTTCCCCATAAACTCCATGAAGGCATCGGCGTACTCCTCGTCCGTTTTCTGCCTGTGCTCCTGGCGGCTCGCCCACCTGTATTCCCGATGCACCCTGACTTTTTCACCATCATCGTAGATATCGAGAAAAACAGTGTCGTTAGTGGTTCCGTAGTCGCATGTAATGGTACGGGTGGAAAGGCTCTTGAATCCCACCGGTGCGTCCTGCGGGCGGTAAGTGTTGGCGGTGGTGTCCATCATATCGTAGATCAGGCCCTCGGCCATCACCCAGCGGCCCAGAATGTAGCGTTCATAGAACACGCCGCTGTACATGCTGCGGTATCGCTCCCGGGTGCGCTCATCCAGTGACGGGTTATCGTCCATCAAGAAGTGCAGATGCAGCGCCCGGTGTTTTTTGGCCTGCAGGATCCACTCCTTGCGAAACCAGTGCTCTGGGTTTTCCGGGTTGCAGTTGAACCAGAACTTGGCACCGGTGACAGAGCATCGGGCCAGCGCCTGCTCCACAAAGCTGCGTGGCATGAGCGCTACCTCGTCCAGAAGCACTCCGGCCAGCGTGATGCCCTGAATGAGCATGTAAGAACTTTCGTCCTTGCCGCCGAACAGGTACACCATGTTCACCTTGCTGCCGCGCTGCACCGTGAGAATGTGGCCGCTGCGGTTGTAGGTGATCTGGAACTGCTGCCGCAAGTACCGGACAGACAAAAGCGGCTGAACGATGTTGCGTTCAACCGCACCCACGCTCTTGCCACAAAAGGCGAAGGAGCAGTGGTTGAATTCTGCCATCATCCAGAGCACGAAGGAGAGAGACATGATGGAGGTCTTGCCGGAACGTACCGCACCGTCACAGATCAGGGCATCGTAGTCGCTTTCATACGGGAAGGTCAGGATCTGTTTTTGCTTTGAGGAGAAACTCATTTCTTAAACTCCTCCTTCAAGCTCTTGGTGATGGGGTCATCCTCAACGGTCTGGTGGAAGGAATCGCCCTTCTTGCGATCATCAATGACCGTCCACTTGTCAATCAGAGTGCCCAGCGCCGTGGTGATCTGCTGCAGGGTCGCCCCTTCCAGCTTCTCCGGGTCGGTCAGGACACCAAGATAAACGTCTATGATCTCCTGAACGCGCTCTTTCTTGCTGTCCATGTAGTCCAGCATCTCAAGTGTGTTCTGCTCTTTTTTTTGCTCAACTTTTTTCAACATTTCGGACGGAGCCGTTGAAATCAGCCGCTTTACCGTCGTGTCAGATACTCCGTTGAGCTTGGCGGTCTTGGTGTAGTTCTGCAGCTGCACATAGTCCGCAATGATCTTCTTTTTCTGCTTGTCTGTCAACCGCTGCGCACCCACCGCCACCACCTTCCTAAATTCTTGATGTCATATTCAGTTTTCATGGCTGTTCAAATACTCTACAATAGCGCACTCCCTCGCGGACAGTTCCCATTTTATGGCCGCAGCCCTCTCAGCCGCAGCCCTCTCAGCCGCAGCCCTCTCAGCCGCAGCCCTCTCAGCCGCAGCCCTCTCAGCCGCAGCACAATCAGACAGCAGCAATCCACCGCCAAAAATGCTTTTTCCCGTGGAACGTTGTGCATCCAGCGCATAAATCGGAATGCAGTCCTTTTTGTAAATTTTGAAATCCACGCCGTAATGGCTGTATCGTTGGAGCAATGCAGCCGTCACAATATGATCTGGGTATGTATACTTTGGCAGCTGTACCGTTTTGGTGCGGCGCAGGCGCTCCACCTCATCGTTTACCAGCTTTGTCAGATGGGGTGCGGTCTGCGCTACAATGCCCCCGCCGTAGCTGGTCACAAAACTCGTTTTGACGATTGCACCGTTTTCATATTCGATTTGACAGTCACAAATAATATGGTTCATCCGCATAGTATTTGTCCTTCCAGAAAACGCCGTCAAAGACGGAGCGAACAGGAAGAACGAAATTCCACGATCGAGATAGAATCCGCAAATTTTGGACAGGATTGAAAACGGTGGGTTGTCCAGAACAACAGCACCCTCCGGGTAGTCAAAATTTTCATAATCGCCGCCGGGGTAAAATGGGCGCACAATTTTAGCTGGGTCGATTCCATATTCATTGCAAGCCCAGTCCCGTATGACCGCGTACACGCTGGGCGGTGTATAGCAATCGTCAGTGGTCTTTTTGGGCTTGAACTTTTCAACAAACTCCTCGTACGATTCGCCGAACGCCATGCGCTCACCTCCCAATAAAACAAAAAAGCCCGAAACTGCTCAAGCTAAACCTCAAGCTATTTCAAGCTAAAAATCAAAATAGCCGTCAGCCGGATTTGAACCGGCACCCACAGGCCCCCGCCGGGGCGTGGTTAAGTGCCTCGGATGTATCGGGTTGTAAACTAGCCATGTGGTGTCACCAGCGTTGTCCCGCCTTAAATGGGCGGCGCTCTCCCAGTTGAGCTATGACGGCATATAAGCAGCAACGCCGTAATCTGTTTTTACCGGACAGTAAGACGTTGCCGCTGCATCTGGAACTTTTGCGGCCAGATGCCCCGCTACCTCTGCATGCCGTCCCCCGGTCATGCAAAGTCTGGCACTCCAGGCAGGGCTCGAACCTGCAACCTGCGGTTTTGGAGACCGCTGCTCTACCACTTGAGCTACCGGAGTATAAAACGCCGCCCTTGGAATCGAACCAGCCGTGCCTACACACACGCACCGCGCTCCGCATTGCGCTCAGGCGGCCATATAGCAAATAAAAACAGCCCACGGTTCGCCGCCGGGGCTGCTTGAGTTGACGCACATCCTGCGGGGCATGCTGGCCCGCTCGGATTTCCGGTGCTGCTGTTCACGGGCGGAGGTTTCAGGGCGTGGGCAAGATTTCAGGAATCCCACACCCACCCGCACACCGGTGGTGAATCACTCCATGCGTCAGACTTGCCGCGTTACAGACTTTGCGGCGTTCGGTGCGATGTCGCGGAGTCGAACCGCGTCCCATCTCCCGGGTCGGTGGGTCACCCAAGTGTTACATCGCATAGAAGCAGCCCGCAAAGCACGGTGTCAAAGCGAAAAAGCGTTAAGCGGCATGAACGAAAGGAGAATCCGTACGGGGCCGCGCTTTGGAAGCTGCTGAGAAGCGGCGCACCGCTTTGCGCGGCTCCGCTTGTAATCATTTTACCACACTTCGATTCACATGTGTTTCACAACGATTCAAATAAAGCGTAGAAATCAAAGCGCTTTCAATGGTCGTTTTGTACATCCTCCCAGATTTCTGCCAAGGCATCAAACCCCTCGTGGATGTAGGTGGAGACCGAATTGTCTCTGGACAAGCCCACGTCCACCGCAATCTTCTTTTGGGGCTTCAGGTCGATATACCAGCCGCAGATGCACTTTGCTTGCTTTTCAGACCGAGCAGACCCGCTCAGGCAGTAGGCCCGCCGGGCAGCTTCGATGCGCAGTTCACAGAGATCAAGCTCCATCTGCTTGAGGTTCCGCTCTTCTGTGTCGATTCTCTCCACGGCAAAGCCCACCTTGTCACCGGCTCCACCGCCCATCGGCATCCCGCTCATGCTCTGGGTGCATTTTTCGGCAGTGTCCCGGATGCGCTGGATCTTCTGCTTCTGGGCCTCGACCTGCTCCGCCAGGTCTCTGCACTGCTGGAACCATGCCTTGACGGTGCGGTAATCCGGCAGTTCCGGCTCGTTGGTGTCAGGTGTCCAGGTTTGGATCATGTATCTGCCTCCATTTCTTCGATCCAGATTTCTGCTCTGGGGTTTTTCTTGTCGTAATCCACCCGGCTGCCATCGTGGGCGGCCACGATCTGGCTGTTATCGTCCGCCAGCACCCTGGCCTTTACCAGAATGTCGGTTGTAGCCTCTATGAGGTTTGCAAGGTCAACCTTGCGCCGGGTGGCCATGTAGTACACACACCGCACGTTCACGCGGGCTGTGATGGGGTTGTAAGGCCGCTTGATCTGCCACAGGCACTTTTCCTGATACTGCATGAATGCCTCGCTGGGGGCCACAATGCGGCGGTTTGCGTGGGCCTTGAGGATACGGGCGGAGTTTTTCTTTGTGCGGGGGTCGCCGTAAAGGATAATTTTCATTTGCCATCCTCCACATAGCCCCAACTCTGAGGCGGGTGGGTGATCTCCACGGGCTCCATGCCAAACCTGGTATTTCGCAAGCCGGTGAGCTCCTGGAGCTTCCGGGGCCTGTCGTAAATCCTGAGATCAGAAATGTGCCAGCCATACAAGTCTTTCAAATCTGCATAACTCAGTCCGGACTTCCATCCGGCATAGTCTTTGACTTGCGGTACTGTGAGACAGCTTCCAGCAATTGCAGATTCGATATCTTCTTTGACGACACAGTATTCAGGGCCAATGCGTCGGATGTCATCGCAAATGAACTCTCCAATGACACATCCCCTTTTTTCTGGCCAGCCGCCACGGTTCCACGCGGCCACATCCCGGTTGAGGACATCCATAAATAGGCTGTCGCTCCCGGCCAAAGTGCAGTATATGTAGCACTTGAAGGGAGGTTCCAGCTTCGGCCTGGTCTTGCGAATTTCTACGGTCTTTTCGCCGCCGAGAATCTTCTCGCACCATTCAGGCTTGACACTCATCAATACAGCTTTCACGCTCGCACCTCCAATCAGTAATACTCGATCTCCACCAGTGAGGTGGATACCAGCTCAAAGCGGCCATCTGACCGAGGGATACGGAGCATAGGAAGATTTTTTAACCACAGACAAGTCTTTTTTTGCTCCGGGTGCCCAAATTGCCAGGGATTGATAATCTGATCCGGCTTTCTGTATAACGTAGACATTACACACACCGGGTTTTCAATGGCAATTCGAGGAATATCTGCTTCCGCAAACTTCATAAAAAACGCAGCTGCTTCAAAGCGCAAGCTGAGAGGCTTTCTTTTCTCCGTGAACCACCGCGCACCAGAAACAGCCAAGTGCGTGCAGGGCGGGTGTGCAATGAGCAAATCCCACTTGCCAACGTCATGCGTTACGCCGTCCATTGTCACGACTTGCCCCCCCTCCAGAGCCTTGAGCGCATCTCCGAGGATGTGCCACTCAAGATTCCCGCCGGACGGCTCCTGAATATCGCAGGAGTAGGCTTCGTGACCACGAGCCCGAAACGCCTTGCATACTTCCTGCGATTCCTCGCAGGCGATAAGCACTTTCATGCGCTTCTCTCCTTTGATGGTTTCTGCGGATACTGCCACTCCACCACATGGTGGATGGTGCCGCCATAGTCAGGGTTCAACCAGCCGTTGAACCCGTAGCAGTCCTTCATGTAGACACCGACCTTGTAGCCCTCCTCTTCCGTGTACAAGAGAAGCTGTTCGCTCACGTCGCACTCAAGAGTGCCCTCGCATTTATTCTCGTCCACCTCGTGGTGCAGCAGCGGGATCTCACTGGCCGGGTGCCATTTCAGGCAGGTGCACTCATGCTGTACCGTTGGGGCGGCAGAAAGCGTTCCAATGACCATGTCAATAACTTTGGCACGATCTTTTCCGGAAACCGGTGCGCCCAAAAGGCAGGATTTTATCGTTTCAAGCTCGTTCAAGAATGCGTTTGCGTCAATCAGACGTACATCAGCCATGTGTCAAAACCTCCGTTCTCTTGACATGGATGTCCCGGTACTCCGGGTAGTGGTCGCCCGCCATCTGGCAGGCGTGAAATTCTGCGGCTTGCTGGTTGCTGGCGGTCAGACGGTAGGTCAGGGCCGCGTCTCCTATTGGGCCGCTGCACAGCACAACAACATGATATTTAGGCACTCTTCGCCTCTTCTTTCTTGCGCAAAGGCCTGCGATTTGCAGCGTTTTTGAGGAAATCGGGGGCTTTTGCTGCATCTTCTGGGGGACGCGTGACCAGTTTGTCACGCCCCG